GAAGAGTCTCCAGGAAGAGGTTAAGGCCCTTAAAGAGGCCGGATTCTCTCAGGAGAAGATTCAGGAGATCCAGGTCGGTTTTGCCAAACAACTGGTCGAGGTCCACTATCCCGGATGGGAGAAGACCGTTGCCGGGAAGGAGTTCACGGATTGGATTGCGACCCAACCCGATGAAGTCAAGGCGAAATGCGGAACGTGGAACGCTGCAGACGCCATTTATGTGCTCGATCTATTCGATGGAAGGGAAAACAACGGAGGCGAAGAACCTGGCGCGAAGCCGAGAACCGCTTCCGAGATCGCTCAGGAACGAAGGAAACGATTGGCAAAAAGTGAGACACCATCGGCAGGCCGTGTCCGGCAGCCCGCCAAGCGACCGGACGATATGACCGATGCGGAGTACAGGCAGCACATCGCAACACAAATCTACAATTCATGACCGAAAGGAGATAGCGAATGGCTATTCAACAGTATAGTACCGTAGCATCGCGGAATTTGATCCGCGCAGAGATGAAGATGTTGAAACACGCTGAGCCCATCCAGGTCCTCGGCATGTTCGGCAGCCAGAAAGAGCAACCCCTCCGGAAGACCGACACGATCGTTTTCCGTAGGCTGAAACCCTTCAACGCGACCGCCGCGGAGGTCCCCAACATCACGGCGGCAAACTTCGTCACCGCTGAAGGCGTCACCCCGACGGCCAACACGATCAGCTACACCGATGTCACGGTCACGCTGAATCAGTACGCCGTCCTTTTCAAGTTCACGTCCAAAGCGCAACTCATGTACGAGGACGACATCCCTGACGACATGGCTACCCTGACAGGTGAGACCCTGGCGGAAGTTGCGGAGCTCGTCTGTTACGGCCAGATCAAGGCAGGGACGACCGTCGTTTACGCCAACGGGCTCACGCTCGCCGGAGTGAACTCGCCGGTCAGCCTCAACAGGCTTCGCCTCTGTGCGCGAACGCTCGAGACGAACCGGGCCAAGAGAGTCACCCAGGCGATCAAGCCGGGGCCGGACTTCGGGACTTCCTCGGTCGAGGCCGCGTACCTCGTTTTCCATCACACCGATTGCAACTCCGACATCAGGGACCTGGCCGGATTCACCAAGAGGGAAGACTACGGGACCGCCGTAAAGCCGGTGCATCCAAGAGAGATCGGAGCGTGCGAGGAATTCCGGTTCATACCCTCTCCGCTCTTCGCGCCTACCCTGGCGGCTGGCGCAGCGGTCGGAGCAACCGGCATGAAGTCGGCGGCAGGCGTCAACATCGACGTTTACCCGATGATCATTACGGCACAAGACGCTTGGGGCCATGTCTCCCTCAAGGGCCACGGCTACAGCGGGATCTCGCCGACGATTATCCCGAGCAACCAGAAGAACCACGCCAACCCGAGCGGCATGTTCGGATACGTGGGTGCCGATTTTTGGTATCAGGCGGTCCGGCTGAACGAGAACTGGATGGCAGCCCTCAAGGTGGCCGTTACCGACCTGTAGTCTTAAACCCTTTTGACGCAACTCTGTAACAACAGACTTGCCCGGCTAAGGAGGCCACATGAGCAAGATACTACAGTACCTCAATTACATTTCCGACCCGAGAGTACGACGGTCACTCAGGGGCATATTTACTTCCGGTGGATTTCCAAACGTGGAAGTGGGCAACGCGATTCCCGCGGTCGGTTCGGGCGGGTATGCTCCGGGGTGTACCTACATTCTCGCAAATGCCGCTCTTGGGCAGTCCCCACGATGGATCAACGTGGGGACGGAGTTGGCGGCGTTGTTCGTCCCGGAGGGGCCGGTGTTGGGGTGGGGATTTGTTACTGCCGGCGCCAGGAAAGCGACGAATACCGCAACCACTGAGGCGATCAGCGGGGCTTTTGCCGATAGCGACATTGCGGTTGTGGGCCACATTACGTCGGACGATCAGGACTACATCGTCTCTCAGATCGTGACCGTTGGAGAAAGCGAAATCCTGATCACCGCGAGCGCAGACCCATCGACTGTCCACGGATATATGTGGGCAGCACTCCGTAATAAATGTGTTCCGGAGTGGGACATCGTTGCCGCTGGCAGCGCGGCAAGCACGGCGGCGACCTCGACGGCAATCACCGTGGCGGGTGTTCTCGCAACCGATATCGCCATAGCAGGATATTCGGTAACGGACGACACCGACACGATAGCCAAGGCCGTTTGTACCGCGAATACGGTCACCGTGACGCATTCAGCGACATCGACCACTGGCCACACCATCAACTATATGGTCTTGAGACCTCGCGGGAGCTTCAAGCCGAGCCACTACGTTGCTTACGCTGGAAAGGATGTGGCGACTTATGCGGATGCGGCGGGGATTGCGACCAATGATGTGGCGATCACTGGGGCTCTTACCACGGACCTGGCTTTTGCTGTTGTCAGTGTCAATGCCGGGACCGTCAGAATTGCAAGGGCGCAAGTTCTCGCAGCCGATGTGTTGACGGTGCAATTCAATGCCGACCCCAGCACCACGAGCAAATATTCGTATTTCATCTTGAGGCCATATTAACCTTTTTGAGAAATTCGTTTGAAACGAAAGGAGACTAAGGTCATGACCATTAACATGAGCGAACTTGTAAGAGGGGGGACTTTCTGTCTCTCCAAGGCAGGCATGGCAGAAGGAACGAACGATTCCACTGTCAAGATCGTCGCCCCAAATGGTGCGGGCGTCGATTTCTGCATCGACGGCATTCTGTACCACAAGGCGGACACCGACAACATCGCCCCGACTTCCTGTGCGATACAGGCCCTCGGGACAAGCTGTCTTTACATCTTCACCCTGACGACGGGCGGTGTTCTGGACACGATCAAGGGGGTGGAGGTGCTGGCCGCGGATCTCGCAGCGGGCAAGGTGCTCCACTGGCCGGAGCCTGCCGTGGATACCTGCGTAATCGGTGGGATGAAGATTGCCACCGGAGCGACCGCCTTCCAGGTGGGAGTCGATGATCTCACGGATGACATTGGCACGGGGACGGTGACTTACTACGATTTCTTTGCGGTGCCGGACGCTCCGCAGACCTCGTAACCGTCGCGCAATTTACTAACCTCTCTAACTCCGGGGGAGTCCTCTCAGCAGGACTTCCCCGTTCTATTTCAACGCAAAGGAGATTTTTATGTCACGAAAGGAAGCACTCGCAACAAGCGACGATCTGGGGACCAGACAACCACTCGAACCAATGGAATTTGGAGATCCGGGACCGATCGAGAAGGTGAGCGAATCGGATTTTGTGAAAGAGGCCGTGCTCGATTCCTTCATGAACGAAATCCTTACCGTAGTCGTTCACCAAGACCCAAGCGATAATGCGGTGGAGAATCCGTGCCCGAACGTCAACGGTCTCAATCAACCCTTCATCCGCGGCGTAGAGCAGAAAGTCAAACGGAAGTACGTGGAAGCCCTGGCGCGGTGTCGGGTCATCAAGTACGAGCAAAAGAACCCTGACGCCTCAAGGCCGGAGTACACCCAAATGGTCGAGAGGGCGGCCCTCGTCTATCCGTTTTCCGTTTTGCATGACCCGAACCCGATAGGTAGGGAATGGCTGAAGGCGATCCTCGCGCAGCCGATATGAGGTCCGTCCCATGAACTTTCTCGAGCTCGTTCAGCGGCTACACCAGGAAGCCGGTCTCCAAGGCACGGCGCCGGCAACTGTGATTGCTCAAACCGGAATGAACAAGAGACTTGTGGATTGGTGCATCGAGGCCGACAAGGAAATCCAGCGCCTTCACGAGACCTGGCTCTTCCGGCAAGCGGAGTTTACATTTCCCACCATTAACGGCGTTCAGAACTACACCAGGGCGGGCGTGGGATTGACCGACCTCGCTTCATGGAAGTACGACCCGGATCCCAACAACCTCTCCGGCATTCGCCTTTACTCTGCATTCGCAGATGAGCAGGACTTGATTTATATTCCCTGGGAGGATTTCCGGACCACCTACAAGTATGGCTCCTTCAGGACGCAAACCACGCGACCGACCATCTTCTCAATCAAGCCGGATATGTCCATGGACCTTTGGGCGATCCCGGATGCCGTCTACACCGTCAACGGGGAATACGTCAAGCAGGTAGTGGCCATGGCTGCCAATGTCAGCGTTTCCGTTATCCCGGCGGATTATCACATGGCGATTGTATGGAAAGGCCTGATGCTCTACGGGGCGTTCGAAGGGGCTCCGGAAGCGTATGCACATGGGGAGAAACAATACAACGAGATCAAGATGCAGTTGGAGCTGAATCAGCTACCCAGACCAGGTTGGGGGCCGAGCTTGGCATGAAACTACCTACGCCAGACTTCAAGATAGCCTACGCCGCCTTGCAGGGCGGGGAGGACCTGATCACCCCGTCCCTTTCGGTCAATCCCGGTAGGGCTCTGCTTACGCAGAATTATGAGCTTGA